ATAGCAGACAAGAGAGGTTGGGTTAAAGGATTAGATGGACGTGTTATACCTGTCAGGCATAGTCATGCTTCACTTAATACTTTGTTACAATCAGCAGGTGCATTGGTGTGTAAGACTTGGTATGTATTCATAACAGATGCTATAGAATACTATAAACTTGATGCAAGGATAGTAGCATTCATTCATGATGAGGTACAATTAATAGTTAAGGAAGGACAGGAAGATGAAACAGGGAGAGTTATTCAACAATGTATGCACAGAGTCGAAGAGCATTTCAACTTCAGATGTAAACTCGACAGTGATTACAAGTATGGACGAAACTGGGCAGATACTCATTGAAGCAGTGACCTGCAAAACCTGTGATATCATGCAACCTATTGCTAACTATACAGTTTCAATAACAGGTGAGATAAAAAGAAAGTGTAGGTCTTGTAAGACAGGTCAAGAAAGAGTAGTACAAAGGCTTAGAAAAGAGAACCCCTATCCACCTGATGATTACTGCTGTCCTATATGTGAAAGAGATATACAAGAGATAGGTAGGTATGGTCAACCTAGACTACAACGTTGGGTACTAGATCATTGTCATGCTACTGATACATTCAGAGGTTGGTTATGTGGTAACTGTAACACAGGACTAGGTGGGTTTAAAGATGATAAAGATAAAGTACTAAGAGCTTACAACTATTTGAAAGGACACATACCATGAAATGTTGGCACTGCAATACAGAAGTAATATGGGGAGGAGACCATGACTATGATGATGGAGAGTATGCTTACATTGCATCTAACTTCTCATGTCCTAACTGCCCCACACATATAGATGTATACTTAAATATAGGAGAACACAATGAAACGACTACTGATTGATGGAGACATAGTAGCATACAAAGCTGCAACGAGTGCAGAGACACCTGTGAACTGGGGTGGTGGGCTATGGACTTTACATTGTTATGAAGAAGATGTTAGGATTAGGATTGATGATCAGATTGCTAAGTTAATGGAAGCTCCAGTTAACGATCACATCGTATGTCTGACTGATACAACTAACTATCGTAAGACGATAGCACCTTACTACAAACTAAACCGTAAGAAGATACGTAAGCCTATGCTACTTGGTTGGGCTAGAGATTACATGGTTGAAAATTATAACACTGCAATATGGAAAGGACTAGAAGCTGATGACATACTTGGTATACTTGGTAGCCAAAGTAACGACAATATTATATGGTCTACAGATAAAGACTTACTTACTATACCTGCACTGCATTGGATTGATGGAGACGTTGTTGAAATATCTAAAGAGAAAGCAGATTATAACTTCTTTTATCAAACCCTTGTTGGGGATTCTACTGACAACTACAAAGGTTGCCCTCAAGTGGGTGCTGTCAAAGCTCAGAAGATTCTTGAGGGGGGTTGTACGTGGGAGAATGTTAGAGATGCGTTCAAAGATAAGGGGTTATCAGAAGAGGAAGCCTTAGTGAATGCAAGACTAGCACGTATACTACGTGATGGAGAATATAACAAAGATACAGGTAAAGTAAAATTATGGTCACCCAACTAAGACACATGGAGTATATGAAAATGAAAGCAAAAGAAGAAGATATGATTAATAGTCCACCTCATTATAATATAGGTAAGATAGAAACTATTGATTACATAGTAGATGCACTAGGTGATTGGGAAGCAGTGAGTTATTGTCAAGGTAATGTTATTAAGTATACAGGAGCTAGACTATTTGCTAAACATAATCCTGTAGAAAATGCAGAGAAAGCACAGTGGTATCTTAATAAGATGATAGAGTTAATGAAGAAAACTAAAGGGAAGAATTGGTAATGGATTTTAAAACATATCAAAAGAAAGCTAATGAAACTGCGATATATGATACTAAGTTTTCTATCTTATATCCTACACTTGGACTAGCAGGTGAAGCAGGAGAGGTAGCTGAAAAAGTAAAAAAAATTATTAGAGATAATAAACAGATAATAGATGAGAAGGAAGAGATAGCCAAAGAACTAGGTGATGTGTTATGGTATGTTGCTGCAATAGCAAGAGACATTGGATACAGTCTAGAAGTTATAGCTGAGATAAACTTAGATAAACTAGCTGATCGTAAAGCAAGAGGAACACTACAAGGTAATGGAGACAACAGATGATAAGTAATTATTTACCAACAGATTATCAAACCTTCATAGCCACTAGTAGATATGCTAGATGGTTAGAAGATGAGAATAGAAGAGAGACATGGGGAGAAACAGTAGGTAGATACTTTTCTTTTCTACAAAAAACAATAGTACTAGAAGATAAGTCTTGGAAAGAACTAGAAGAAGCAGTCTTAAACTTAGATGTTATGCCTAGTATGAGAGCCTTGATGACTGCAGGACAAGCTGCTGAGAGAGATAATACTTGTATTTATAATTGTTCTTATCTACCAGTGGATCACATTCGTGCCTTTGATGAAGCTATGTTTATACTACTATGTGGTACAGGTGTAGGCTTTAGTGTAGAGAGACAGTCTATCTCAAAGCTACCTAATATACCTGACTCTATGCATAAGAGTAATGATGTTGTATATGTAGAGGATAGTAAAGAAGGTTGGGCTAAAGCTTTACATAAATTAATATCACACTTGTACACAGGTGACATACCTAAGTGGGATACATCTGGTGTCCGTCCTGCAGGTGCAAGACTAAAGACCTTTGGTGGTAGAGCATCAGGTGCTGCACCATTAGAAGAGTTGTTTAGATTTGTAGTAGAAAAATTTAGTTATGCTAAAGGTCGTAAGTTAAACTCTCTTGAGTGTCATGATATCATGTGTAAGATTGGTGAGGTTGTAGTTGTAGGTGGAGTAAGACGTTCAGCTATGATTAGCTTGTCTAACTTAAGTGATGGACGGATGGCTAAAGCAAAGTCAGGTAACTGGTGGGAGTATGAAGCACATAGAGCATTAGCTAATAACTCTGTAGCTTATACAGATAAGCCTAACATGGAAGGGTTCATGAGAGAATGGTTATCTCTAGTAGAATCTAAGTCAGGTGAAAGAGGTATCTTCTCTAGAGTTGCAGCAGACAACCATGTTAAGATGAATGGACGTAGAGAGACAGGACATGAGTGGGGTACTAACCCATGCTCAGAGATAATACTTAGACCATACCAGTTCTGTAATCTAACTGAGGTTGTAGTACGTGAGACTGATACTAAAGAAACTCTTAAGAATAAAGTTAGACTAGCTACTATCTTAGGTACTATACAATCTACCTTTACTAAGATGCCCTACTTACGTAAGATATGGGAGACTAATACAAAAGAAGAGAGACTACTAGGTGTATCCTTAACAGGTATTATGGATAATAAAGTAATGTCCCACACCTTAGATAGTAAGAAGTGGTTAAAGGAAATGAAACAAGTAGCTATAGATACTAATGAAAAGTATGCCAAGTTCTTTGACATACCTGTATCAACTGCTATCACGTGTGTCAAACCTTCTGGTACTGTTAGTCAATTAGTTGACAGTGCTTCTGGTATACATGCTAGACATAGTGACTACTACATCAGGACTGTACGTGGAGATAACAAAGACCCACTAACACAGTTCCTAAAGGATAGTGGTATACCAAGTGAACCTTGTGTTATGAAGTCTAATTCTACTACAGTGTTTAGCTTCCCTACTAAATCACCTACTGGTTCTATTACACGTAATGTTATGACTGCTATAGAACAGCTAGAGTTATGGAAACACTATGCTTTAAACTGGTGTGAACATAAACCTTCTGTTACTATTACTGTTAGAGATGAAGAGTGGATGGCAGTAGGAGCATGGGTCTATGAAAACTTTGATATATGTTCTGGTATTTCTTTCCTACCACACAGTGATCATACATATAACCAAGCACCCTATCAAGATATAACTAAAGAGGAGTATAATAAGCTCAAGGAACAGATGCCTACTTCAATTAATTGGAAGGCTTTGTCTGACTATGAAAAGGAAGATACGACTACAAGTAGCCAAACTTTAGCATGTAGTGCTGATGGCTGTGAAATAGTAGATATCTAAAGTTACAACATTAGCGAAAGTTTGCGTACATGAAACTACTAGGCAATGATTTCAACATCACAGATGGGTTACTTAACCATTTAAACATGTTGTTCCCTAACAAACTTCCGTTCAAACAAGTTACCTCTGAGGAACTAGCTTTTCTTAGGGGTCAACAGTTTGTTATACAGAAGCTTGTTGAATTACAAAACCAAGATTACAACGATGAGGAGAATTAAAATGGGTGGATTATTTGGGGGTGGCAGAAGTCCTGCACCAGCACCTACACCAGCTAGACCAGTAACAGCTGTGTCTAAAACACCAGACATAGAACTAGATGACACAGACTTAGAATCAACTAGTCTTAAGAAAAAGAAGACAGGTAAAAAAGCCTTGAGGACAGATATTAATATGGACTCCTCAGTAGATACAGGTAGTACTGGATCAGGATTACAGATACCAAAATAAGGATAAGCATATGGGTGCACTAACATACAATACAGGGTTTGTCAAAAAGATGACAGGCAGAGATGCTATAATGCCAGAAGAAGAACCAAAAGAAATTGAAGAAGAGCCTGAAGATATGGCAGAAATTTCTGATGATAAAAAGAAAAAGAAGAAAGCTCCTGTAGCACAGTTATTCATACCTGACTCAGCTTTAAAAGAGGATTAATATTATGGAAGAAGATGTAGGTACTGTTGCTAAACGGTACAGTCAACTTGAAGGAGAACGAGATACGTTCCTTGAGAGAGGTCGTGAAGCAGCTAAGTTAACTATACCTACTCTTATGCCAGAGGAAGGACACAGTAGTTCATCTACCTATGCCACACCTTATCAAGGCATTGGAGCAAGAGGTGTAAACAACCTAGCTTCAAAGTTACTACTTGCTTTGCTACCACCTAACAGTCCTTTCTTTCGTTTAACGATTGATGACTTTGACTTACAAGAAATAGCAGGTGAGAATAGAGGACAAGTAGAAGAAGGACTAGCACGTATTGAACGTGCAGCTATGTCAGAAATAGAAGCTAAAGCTATACGAGTACCAACGTTTGAAGCACTCAAACTTCTGATTGTTACAGGTAATGCACTAGTATACCTACCTAAAGAAGGTGGTATGAAAGTATTTAGACCTGACCGTTATGTTACTAAACGTGATACGATGGGTAACTTACTTGAAGTTATAACAAAAGAAAGCTTAGATGCTTTAATGTTACCAGACTCAATCAAAGAATCTGTACCTTATTCAGAATCACCTAAGAAAAGTTATGATTTATACACTTGTGTAAAAAGAAATGAAAATGGATTTAGAGTTCATCAAGAAGTGATGGGTATCTTAGTACCTGAATCAGAAGGTACGTTTAAGAAAGATAACAATCCTTTTATTCCTTTGAGATTCATACGTATTGATGGTGAAGATTATGGTAGAGGTTTCATTGAAGAATACTTAGGTGACTTACGTAGTTTAGAAGCCTTAACTCAGGCTATTGTACAAGGTAGTGCTGCTTCTGCTAAAGTTTTATTTCTTGTTAGACCAAATGGTACAACAAAAAGTGTTAACTTAGCCAAAGCTCCTAACGGTGCATTCTTAACAGGTGATGCTAATGATGTATCAACACTACAAGTACAGAAAGCTTCTGATTTTAGAGTAGCTTTAGAAACTATGAGAATGATTAATGATCGTTTGTCTGCTGCATTCCTACTTAACAGTAGTGTACAGAGATCAGCTGAACGTGTTACTGCTGAAGAAGTAAGATTCATGGCACAAGAAT